ATCAGACCTAATTGAAAAATGTAAAAATTGGTTTGATGTGGCCGAGTCTATGTCTAGGGATGGGGCATATTGGATTGCAACCGTCCCGGCGGGACGGTTGCATAGTGTGTTCTTGAACGATTGGAAAGGCCGAGAAATATTAAGACAAATACTGGTATGGAATAAAGATTCTATGGTTATGGGTCATAGCGAGTACCACTATAAACACGAACCCATATTGTTCGGCTGGAAGCCCGGAGAAAGATTAAAAAATTCAGACAGAACAAAAACAACTGTTTGGGACTTCAAAAGACCAAAAGCATCAAGAGAACACCCAACAATGAAACCAATCGAGATGTGGTGTTATGCGATGGGAAATCACACGAAGAGCGGAGACCTCCTTTACGAGCCATTCTGCGGTTCTGGTACAACTATAATCGCCGCCGAGCAACTAGGACGCAAATGTTACGGAATGGAAATCAGCCCCAACTACTGCGATGTGATTGTGAAGCGATGGGAAAACCTTACTGGCAAAAAAGCCACGCTTGCCAAATGAATGAGGACTATCCCTCCGCAGTTACCCTAGCCAATGATTACGCAAAAAGAACTCCGAGAAAAGTGGGGCATCGATGCGGGGCAGTTGTCTCGAATGGTAAAGCGAGGAATGCCACTCACTTCCGAGTCAGACGCTCAAAGGTGGAGGCTCGCAAATCAGAAGCGGGTGAGCAAGAATCTCCACGCACCATCCCCGACCTCATCAGAGCCATTAAAAGACTCGGATGCCGAGTCATACAAATCGAAAACCTCGCTTGGCAGATTGAATCGAGCGAAGCAAGCCGAGGTGGTTGCTTACTCATTGGTAGCCACGGCGGCAAACAATCAAAACCCAGTCGCTATGCGAGCCGCAGTTCAAGGATGGGGCGAGGCAAAAAAGCGAGTGGCAGAAGCCGAAATGGAACACGCTCGATGGGAAGAGGTGAACAGAGTCACGATTCGGATGGACGAGGTGCGAGAAGTGTTTGGCAAATGGCTAGGAGCAATTAGAAACCTAATGGACGCTATGCCCTCGAGCTTGGCGGCAAGAGCAAACCCTAGCGACCCAGAGTGTGCCAAAAGGGCTATCCAAGAGGGCATCGATCAAATCTTTGTGACCATTCAGAAAGCAGAAGGAGCATTCAAATGATTGATACAATCCTATGGGGAGCAAAATTGGGAATCGGCCTTATGGCTGGAATCGTATTGGTTAAGCTAATATGCGTATTTCTATTTTGCGTATTTGTTTGGGTGGCTTCATACTTCGACAAATGAACGAGTGCTTCATTGTTTTGCTGGTAGCAATCGCAATCCTTGGCATAGTGCTTCCATTCTTTGACCGATGAAACGCACCCCACTTAAACGCAAAACCCCACTCAAACGAGGTGGGAAACTACGCCGAGTATCTGCAAAGAGAAAAGGCCAGAACGAAGTCTATAAAGATGTGCGAGAGAAGTTTCTAACCAACAATTCAGTATGCCAAGTGTGCCGTTGCAAGATGGCGAGCCAAGTTCACCATAGGCGAGGAAGGTTTGGAGATAGGCTCAACGAGGTGGAGTTCTTCTTGGCGGTGTGCTTCGAGTGCCATCATCAAATCCATATGAACCCAGCTTGGGCGTATGCAAAAGATTATCTGGTTAAGAGATGAACCAGATTGATGAGGCCAAGAACTTCGCTCGTCTGTTGTTTGAGCCAAGGGAACAACTCTCAATCCCAGAATGGGCAGAGAAAAACTTAACGCTTTCAGCTAGGGTAACAAACATACCCGGAGCGTACTCGACAACCCTCACGCCCTATGTCCGTGAACCACTAGAGGCTTTTGGCGATGATTCGATTCGTAGGGTGGTGTTGGTATGGGGGGCACAGACAAGTAAGACCACAACGATTCTAGCTGGCCTAGCGTACCGAATAGCAGAGAGACCTTGCCCCGCCTTGTGGGTGATGCCTAGCGAGCATTTAGCTAGGTCTTTCACAGAAACTAGGTGGTTGCCGATGATTGACGATTGCCCAGCCCTAGCCAAAGAGAAGCCAGACAACACCGACAAAATAAAAATCCTAGAACAACACTTTAAGCGATGCTCGGTATGGTGGGCTGGCACAAGCCCCTCGGCTCTTTCCAGTCGCTCGATTGCGTTGCTTTGTATGGATGAGGTAGACAAGTTCCCAGAGCAAGCGGGGTCGGGGCGAGAGGCGAACCCAGTTCAACTAGCAGAGGCACGAGTCAGCACCTACCCCAATCATTTAATCATAGCAACCAGCACACCGACAACTGCCGATTCAATCATTTGGAGTGAATGGCAGAAGGGCGATATGCGTTTCTATTTTGTTCCTTGTCCTCATTGTGGGCATAAGCAGAAGCTAGTTTGGGGACAAGTGAAGTGGGACGAGTCGGCCAAGATTGAGGATGGGGTTTATGATTTTAAGCTCGTTAAATCATCGACCTACTACGAGTGCGATGAGTGCAAGGGCAAGATTACAGATGGACAGAAAACCAAGATGCTTCGTGAGGGCGAGTGGAGGGCAACCAATCTAAAAGGCGAACCAGCTAGACGCTCCTATCATCTTAATGGCCTATATGCCCCTTGGGTATCCTTCGGAAGTTTGGCGGTGAAGTTTTTGCAAGACAAGCACAATGGAATCATCGGCCTACAAGATTTTGTGAACCGAGTTCTAGCCGAGCCTTGGATGGAACACGAATCAGAGAAGATGGAGATTGTAGCTGGCGATTACAAGATGGGCGAAGTTCGGATGGGTGAGAAGCTGATTATGGCTTGCGACATTCAAGAGGCGGGGGGCTTCCACGCTTGGTGCGTTGTGAGGGCTTGGGATTTAGAAGGTAGATCAAGGCTAGTGTGGGCTGGAAGGCTAGAAACTTGGGGAGACATCCAAGCCAAGGCAGAGGAGTTTGGCGTAGAACATAAATGCGTATTCTGCGATTCAGGCGATCAAACCAGAGATGTTTATTATAATTGTTGTAAGAATGGATGGATGGCTTTGGTAGGTTCAGATCGCACTAGCTTCTCTGAAATTGTAGGGGAGCAAAAACTACAACGCCCCTACGCTCGAATTGCCAATGGCGACCCATTCAGCGGTAAGGCAATTCAATCGAAGGCTGGATGGAAGTGGAAGTTCTGCCCAGTTTGGCGTTGGTCTAACCCATCCATCAAAGACATCCTCTCCAACCTAATTAAAGAACCCGGCTACATCGCTCTCGACACCCCCGATGTTTGGCGAGTGCATATCGAGGCAGAGGTGAAGGTGCGGGTGAAAAATCCTATGACTGGAAGGGAAAGGCTTGTGTGGAAGCAGGTGGGTAAGCATAATCATTTGATGGACTGTGAATGTATGAATATCGTGGGGGCGGCCTTGTATGGGCGATTGAAAGTCTCCCCTGCAAGTTTGACAGAAAGTGAGTTTGATAATGGCGAAGGGTGATTTCATCGGGCTACCCCTTGCCACCCTAACCTCCTTGCGTGATAAGTATATCACTTGTCTTGAGGCGATTGCGGTGGCTGGGTCTAGCTATTCGATAGCGGGACGTTCTTTTTCTAGGGCGAATCTTGGGGAAGTTCGTGATACTATCGCAGAGCTAACCATTGCCATCCAGTCAGCCAACGGCACTCGTATCCGCACGACCTACGCCAACTTCTCGTGAAAAAAGCCCAGCTAAACTTAATCGACAAAGCGGTTGCCTTTCTGAACCCGCAAGGGGCAGTTAATCGGATAATTGCACGGCAGAAGCTCGTCAACTTCTCTTACGATGCGGTCAAATATACAAGGGAACGCAAAGGGCCGAGTTCGCTTTCTGGTGCAGAAGATTATCGCTCTAATTATGACCGAGTGGAGCTGATGAAAAGGGCGAGGGACTTGGCAGAGAATGTTGGCCTTGTTCGCTCCATCCTTATGAAGTTCGCCAGTCACACCGCCGCGAACATCTCCTACCAAGCCCGAACCGAGAACCCCGAAGTCAATACAGAGGTCGAGGCATATTGGGCAGAGTGGTGGGACAAGTGCGATCTAACCACAAGGCATACTGGCTCAACGCTTATGCAAGTGGCGATGATGTCGATGCTCCGAGATGGTGACTTCCTTTTTGTTTTGGTTCGAGATAAGGATGGCAACCTAAAGATTCAAGGCATTGAGGCAGATAGATTGGGAGACCCATTCAAGGTTTATACAAGCCTAGATTTGATCGGTGGAATCCATATTGACCGAGATACCGGTGCCCCAAGTGCCTACGATATTTATAATCGAAGCATTGGGGATTTCTATACCTACCAGACGACCATCCCCTCAAGCCAAGCCTTTCACCTATTCGACCCACTCCGCATCGACCAGTACCGAGGAATCTCCGCTTTCCATACCGCAATCAATGACGCAACGGACATTTACGACATTATCAACTTCGAGAAGATGGCCGCAAAGAACGCAAGCTCACAAGCTGGCATTGTGAAGAGGAATAACAACAATGCCTCAGATCTCTCCTCGCTGACAAACGATGAAGATCTCAATGGC